CGCCAAACATGAAAAAAATAGTAGATGACCAAAATCTCTATTCGATTACATGGCGTGGTAAAGATTGGCGTATTGACAATGTTCGGGAATCTGATGATCGTATGAACGTCATCATCCTGTGCTACCGTTCTGATCCAGTTACGGCGGTGTAATGGCAACTCAACTCAATCCTGTTGTTTACGGCAAAGCCATCCAGTATCAACTGGCTAACATTGTCACGCCAGTGCCTGTGTATGCGTCTTTTAACCGCAATTTTGCGACTCAGCCTAAGTTCATTACTTGGATGCTGCGTAACGTGCATCAGCCTGTATATACAGGTACACAGCAAAGCAACAAAGGCATTGATCGTCCTGTATTTCAGATTTCTATTTTCACTCAACAGATTGAAGATGGTTTTACAATCTCAAATCAGATTCTGCAAGCCTTGCATGGGTATAGTGGGATTTTGGGCAGTCCAGCAGAAGGCTTTTACATCTCTAAAGCTGATGTCATGTGGCTGTACAACAGTTACAACGACGAGGAAAAGATGGCGCAAATCTTCTTAGATTGCACCATTGACATTCCTGCGTAATACAAGACAATTGTTCAACTTTTGAAGGATACTCAAAATGGCTTTACCAAACAAAGTTCTCCCCGGTTTTAGCGCGGCGTTGTACGCACAACCCGGAGCCACACCTACTCCTTTGACTACTGCACAGTTGTCCTTGGTCGCCAGTGTTGCTCCTCTTGCTGTTAGCGGCAACCTGATTCCTGTCGAAGCAATCCCTGCTTTCGGTCAAGATGATGCTGTGGCTAGTTTCAGCGTGGCTGGTTCGCGTCAATCCGACAAAATTCCGGTTCAGGCTGCTCCAACTTCCATGACCATCACTGCTGCATGGAATCCTGCCGATACCAACTTGCTGTTGATGCGAGCAGATGCCTATTCTGGGGTCATTGACCGCACTTTCGTAGTTTCGGCTACTGAGGGGTCAAATATCGTTTATTACGCCTTTAACGGGCGTGTAGGCCAGTTCCAGATTGATTCTGCTCCCGGTGCAGAAGCAAAAGCTACATTCACGATCCATCCCCGTGGCAACCAGTACGGTTGGTCTAACAACGCATAAGGAGTTGACATGGCTCTGCCTAATATAGTTCTTCCCGGTTTTAGCGCATCACTTTGGATGCAATCGTCTGCCACTCCAACGCCTTTGACAACAGCTAACCTGTCTGTCTGGTCTGCTCAAGTTGCCACCATTGTTGGCACTTCTGCTGGCGGCACAGGCGCGGCTGGCGTTGCTGTTCCTGTCGAGGCGATTCCTGCCTTTGGTCAGGATGATGCGGTGGCAAGTTTCGGTGTTGCTGGCTCTCGTCAAAGCGACAAAATTCCTGTGCAAGCGGCTCCTACAAGCATGACCATTACGGCTGCTTGGAATCCTGCTGACACAGCCTTGTTGCAGATTCGTTCTGATGCTTACTCTGGTGTTGTGGACCGCACTTTCGTGGTTGCAGCAGTTGAGGGTTCAAACACTGTCGCTTATGCGTTCAATGGTCGCGTGGGTCAATTCCAAATTGACGCTGCTCCCGGCGCTGAAGCTAAATGTATGTTTACCATTCATCCACGGGGCAACCAGTACGGCTGGTCGAACAACTGATGAAAGTCTCAGACGCAATTGAAGCAATTGTGACCAGCTACGGCGACATTGATCTTGTCGCACGTGGCATGGTGGTTGACGCTGGTGAGCTTGCAAAGGCCACTGCCAAACCTGATACAGCCGAAGCCGTTGCTTTGGCCCTGCTGAAGAAGTACAACATGACTGCTCCTGTGGTGGTCATTGAAGAAGTCAAAACAACAGAGTAACAAGACATGATAGTAAAAGACAGTAACGACCTTCTAAACTTTTTGATAGCACAATCCGAATCAACTAAAAATTGGTTCGGATTTCCACAACAGAGAATTACAGCTATTGCTCTTGCACACGACATTGCAAGACATCATGCTGACAAGATGACTCCAGATGAAGTGGTGGAATACGCTTTTAATCTGAACGAATCTATTTACCACAAGATTATTAAAACACGACCATGACAAAACTCACATCTGCCTTTGGCGAAATTCCCAATCTGCGTACCAAGTCTTTTGAACTTGCAGGATACAACTTTAAAGTTCGTGTTCCTCTGACAAAAGAGCTTGATGCTATGCAAGAGCGCATTGAGAAGTTTGACCAAGCCGAATTCCAAAAACGCTTTGACAAGATGACAGCATCTTTTCGCACTGGCACTTTTGATGGTGTTGTAGTGACTGATAACGATGTGATTGTTGAAGGTCGTTCTACCAAAGAACTGGTTGAAACCATCTTGCAGATGGAAAACCGAATGATTGAATACATCAGGCTGCTGGTTCCCGTGAATGGAACGCTTGATGAAATTACTTATGAAGACATTGAAGCTGAATGGCCTACTGCTGTTCAGTTGGAAATCCTTGCCAAAATTTCTGAGGCAATTCAGCCCGGATACAAGGATTCCCGAAAAAACTAATCTGGGACATTCGCCTTCAAGCCAGAGCGTACATTTACGCTCATGGCGGGTGTCCTGATGATGTTCCTGCGGATGATATGCGGAATATTGAGATTATGTTGTCGGATGGTATGTTGGGAAACAAAGCTGTTTTATTGGCTCTGAGTTCCTTGACCACAGGTAACTTAAACTCGAAAATACAGAAGACGACAAGACCGTTTACGATGAAAGATGTTCTTCCATCAACGCACGAATACATTGTCCCGCCGCTGACAAAGGAACAACAGCAAGAGCAAGCCAGCAAGCAATTGATGGCATTCTTGGCTACTAGACCGGGTTCGGAGGCTTACCTGAAAGAGTAGCATGGCTCAACTTATTGATACGCAAGGCTTTGAAGGCAAGGACATGAAGTTCCAGCTTTCTGGCTTTGCTGAATTTGAGCAGCAAATCATTGACATGGCAAATGGCTTTAGGATGGATACCGTCTTAAAGCAAACGCTTGCCAAGGCTGCTGAAGAATCCATGCAGAGCGTTTTTTACGCCGCCAAAGCCTATGCCCCTTACGACAGTGAAACGCCTCGTAGTTCATACAGCCCGTTTCACATGAGGGATACGCTCAAACTGAAATCGCGGCTAACAACTCCCAATGACAGAGAAGCGCCTAGCATTAACGAAAACTCTGTTGTTCTGGCAATTGTTTCTGTCAAACGCAGTGCTGTTTCTTTGGCGCAAGAATACGGCACATCTAAAATACCCGCACGACCATTTTTGCGTCCAGCATTGCAATATGGAGCTACAACTGTCATCAGTGATTTGAAAGACAGTCTTGGTAGGATAATTCCAGAATACGCGCAAAAACTCGCTAGAAAGAGGAAGTAATGGCTACTCATCAAAACGCAGCAACCCTTGGCGTTGCACTGAGCCTTGAAACTGGAAATTTTGTTACCGAGGCAAATAAAGTTGCGTATGAAACGCAAAAGATGAAGAACGCCATTGCGCGGGAAATGAAGGCGGCTGACAAAGAAATTCAGGCACTTAAATACGCGACAGAAGATTACGGCAAATCAGTTAGCAAGGTTACGCAAATTGAGCGTGAGTTGGCTAGTGGAAGATTAAAAGACATCAAAGGTTCGGCTAAAGCACAAGAGCTTCTTGCTCAAGCTGCTGCTTACGACAAGGTTGCTAACGCTGCAAAGAATGCTGCTGGCGCTCAGTTCAAGATGAACGAGCAACAGAAAATTCAACTGACTTATCAAACAACTGACTTGTTTACGCAGATTGCGTCTGGTCAAAGCCCGTTTATTGCCATTTTGCAGCAAGGTGGTCAATTGAAGGATGTGATGGGCGGCATTGGCCCTATGTTCCGAGCAATTGGTACATTGATTACGCCATTTACAGTTAGCATGACTGCGGCTGCTGCGGCTGTTGGTTCGCTTGCTTATTCGTTTATCAATGCAGATAAAGAAGCAGCAGCTTTTCGCGACAACATGATTTTGACGGGTCGCTTTGCTGGTGTAACGCAAGCGCAAGTTTCAGCGTTGTCTGAAAAACTTGGTACTGATCTAAATGTTGGCTACTCAAAAGCAAACGATGTAATTCTTGCTCTTGTTAGTTCTGGCAAATTTACATCAGCAGTTATTGATGACATGACTAAAGTCATCTTGCAGTTTTCTAAACTATCTGGTGTTGATGCAAAAGAAGCCGCACAGAAATTGATGGGAGCGTTTGATGGCACTGCTGCATCTGTACGAGCACTGAATTCTCAATATAACTTTTTGACGCTAGAGCAATACAAGCAAATCGTTGCATACGAAAAAGCTGGTAAAGCACAAGAAGCAATCAAGTTAGGCGTTAAGGCTTTTAGTGACAGCATCGATGGTCAGGTGCGTGAACTTGGTACGCTTGAAAAGGCTTGGAAGGCAGTTGGAGAGGCGGTTACTTACGTCAAAGATGCAATTCTTAGTATTGGCAGAAGGTCAGATCAAGATGATTTGATGAAGTTAGCCAAAGACATTGAGCGCATCTCATCTGACATTGGTGGCACTGATACTCAAAGCATTGCTAACAGATCAAATAACAAAAAGCTGTTAGAGCAAAAGATGGCTGACTATCTTGCTCTTGCAAAAAAGATGCAAGATGATGTTGCTCAGGCTCAAATTGTTTCGGACAAAAAAGTAGCAGACAAGCAAAAAATATCAGAATTGGAAAAATATGGACCAATGCTGATTAGCAAATCATTTGAATTTGAAAAGGCAAAACTTGATGCTTCTTTTAAATTGGCTGAAGTTGGTATAAATGAAATACAAAAGTTAGAACTTGATTCGGCGAAAAAGATAACTGATGCTTATGCCGAAATGCGTCAGAAGAATCAACAGGAAGACGGTAGAGCAACAGCACAAAACCTTGAAATTTACAAGAGCAAAGTTCTTATCATTGAAGCTGAACTTGCGGAAAAGAAAAGACAAATCAATGCAAAAAGAATGATTGCTCAATACAACGATGAACAAGCAGCAGAACAAGAATTTAATATGGCTTGGGCAATTGAGCAAAATCGCAGAGCTTCTTTGGTGGTAAGTTCACAAAATCAAACTCGCGACATGGAGTATCAGCGTGAGTCTCTTGAGTTGAAATACAAGATGATTTATGCCACTGAAAAAGAACAAAGGTTGGCTCAAATTTCTCTTGAATACGCTCGAAAGCGCAAAGATGTTGAGGGGCAAGACCCATTTGTACTAAAAGAGCTTGAGCGTCAAGAAGCAATAGCAAAGATGTTTGTCACTATGACTGAATCTGCCAAGCGCACACAGCAAGTATTTGACACTGTGTTTGGCAATTTGTCTTCTGCCATTGACAATTTTGTCAAAACTGGCAAATTGAGCATGAAGGATTTGGCTCGTAGCATCATTCAGGATTTGATTGCAATCCAGATGAAGGCTGCTGCTATGCGATTTCTGAATTTTGCATTTGGAGCAGTTACAAGTGGTAGCGGTTCAAATGATGGATGGTTTAAAAATGTTTATATGGCACAGCCAAGAGCCACTGGTGGTCCTGTAAACGCAGGTAGCCCATACATGGTGGGTGAGCGTGGTCCAGAGTTGTTTGTGCCTTCTGGCTCTGGAACAATTATTCCCAACAATCAAGTCAACAACATGGGTAGCACTACCAACGTCACAAACTACAACATCAACGCAATTGACGTTAAATCGTTTGAGGAACGTCTGTTGGGCAGCTCAAACACTATTTGGGCAGCTAACCAATATGCCAATAAAAACCTCGCCACCAATTTCGGGAGAACATAATGTCATTCCAAACCATCTTTGAGGTGCAACAGTCAATGACTGTTAACAACCGAAGGACGGTAGGCCAACAGGTCAGTCGTTCTGGTCAAATGCGTGTGGCTCAGTACCTGACTGCTGTGCCGTGGGTGTTTACTGTGATGCCGCACAACTATCTGGCTTATGCAACTTCTCGACAGATCATTCAAACGATTGACAATCTTGACAGGCAGTTGCCAGAAACGATTGTGTTTAACAGCGCAAACTTGCGGTGGTTTACGGCTTACCAAGGTGGTGCTGCCACAACCCCAACGACTGTAACGCTAGGCGCTACACCTGCTGCCAACTCGCAAACTCTGTCGCTGGCTAATTTGCCTGTGTCTACTGGCCCAATTTTTAGGGCTGGTGATTTTATAATGATTGGTGGCTACAGCTACAAAATTACTGCTGACGTACCTTACACGGGCGCAACGGCTACTGTGTCTATCCATAGACCCGTAATTGGTTCTCCTGTGTCTGGTGATGCTGTGGCTTGCGGGAACAATTGCACATTCAGAGTCTTGGCAGAAAGATGCCCGACCTATACACTTACGCCATATCCATCAAGCGCACTTGTGAATTGGGATGATGCGTTTGTATTTAGAGAGGACATTACATGAGTACGACAATGACAGCATTGGATAGTTCATCTATCCGACACGCTGAATTTATACGGCTAACCATGCCGTCTAACACTTACACCTTTTGCAATGCTGCTGCACCTATTACGGTCAGTGGAATTACCTTTACAAACCTTGGTAGCTTGTTGCAACTGTCGGACATCAAACGAGACATCAAAGCAAACAGTTCTGACTTGAGCATTTCATTGACAGGTGTTGATGGAACAAACGTGTCTATCGTTTTAAGCTCTGATATTAAAGGGTCGCGCATTGAGGTTTGGCGTGGATTTCTCGACTCTAACAACCAGATCATCACAACGCCTACACAGCAGTTTTTTAAACGCTATCAGGGCATTGTTTCCAATTACTCCATCACTGAAGATTGGAACGAACAGATCAGAAGCCGTGTTGCCACTGTAGGCTTGTCGTGTGCTTCCTTTCGCACGATCTTGGAAAACAGGGTTGGTGGTGTTCGCACCACTCCTAAGATTTGGCAAGCCTTCTATCCCGGCGACAACAGCATGAACCGTGTGCCATCTATTGCAGGGTCATACTTTGACTTTGGTGGTGAGCCAACATCAGGCAGTCAAGCAGTTACACAAGCACCATCACAAAGACGATTCGGCATATGATCCGACTTGCAACAAGATACGACATTCCAAGATTGCTAGAGTTTGTAGAGGCTTACTCAAAAGAGTACCCTGTAGACGTTCTAGGCGACACGACAAAACATTCACCAAAGCACGTTGAGCAGTTGTTGTTCTCCATCATCAATGGTCGTGGTTTTATCTTGATTGATAAACACATGACCGGGACACTGATTGCAATAAAACAGAACAATATTTGGTGTCCTGATGTTGTGGAGTTGCATGAGTTGTTGTGGTGGGTAGATCACGAACACAGAAACAATCTTGTTGGTGGCAAGCTGTGGATTGAATACGACAAGATAGCCAGTAAACTGATTGCTGATGGCGTTGTAAATTGTGCCTACACATCAGTGTCAGCAAATGGGCCATTGATAAATTACACAAAGCGTGGATACAAAGCTGTCGGCGCAAGTTTCGTGAAGGAATAGATATGGTAGGGACTCTGATTGTTGCAGCTTTAGCCAACGTAACGGCATCGGCTGTTGCGGCATCTTTTTGGCTTACTGCCGCCGCCTTTGCTGTTAACTTTGCTGTGTCCTCACTGCTGTCTCGTGCATTTGCTCCTAACGCAAGTGGCAACCAAGCAGTAGACAACGGTGTACGTCAACAAGTTCCACCATCGTCAACAAACAGCATTCCTGTGGTCTATGGTGACGCTTACATGGGTGGATCGTTTGTAGATGCTGCTCTTAGCACTGATGCCAAGACGATGTATTACGTTCTGGCGATTTCGCACATCAGCCCAAATGGTCAGTTCTCTTTTGATTTGGCAGATATGTATTGGGGTGATCGCAAGATTACTCTTGATGGCACAGACCAAACAAAGGTCATTAGTTTGACTGACAGCGCAGGTAACGTAGACACTAAGGTTAGTGGCAACTTGTTTATTGCTTTGTACAAGTCAACAGAAGCTGGTGTCATTACTTCTGTTAACGGTGCGGCTTTGCCATCGACTTACATGGGTGGTTCTGACCTGCCTGTTGAGTTGCGGTGGTCAGCAACTAACCGTCAGATGAACGGTCTTGCTTTTGCGATTGTAAAAATGAATTACAACCGTGAAGCAGAAACAACAAATATGCAGACCCTGACTTATTCTGTCAGCCACTATCTCAATGGTACAGGCGCAGCAAAGCCGGGAGATGTTTGGTATGACTACATTACTAACGAAAAGTACGGTGGCGCTATGCCAGCAGACTTGGTGGATTCTGCATCTGCTACTGTTTTGAACACATATAGTGATGGCTTAATTCCATATACAGAAGGCACTCTCAAGACGCAACCTCGCTATCGCATCAACGGCGTTATTGATACAGGTCAGTCATGCCTGAACAACATTAACTCCATCATGATTGTTTGCGATTCGTGGAATCAGTACAACGCAGCACAAGGCAAGTGGAGCATTGTTATCAACAAAGAGTCTTCAGTGGCTTATGCGTTTGATGATGACTCTATTGTTGGCGAGATTCGTGTCAGTGCTTACGACATCACAAGCAGCGTAAACCAGATTGAAGCCGAGTTCCCAAGCGGTCAAAACCGTGACCAATCTGACTTTGTTTACTATGAAACACCAGCGGGGTTACTTTATCCCAACGAGCCGATCAATAAGCAATCTGTTCAGTTTGCGATGACCAACGATTCGGTACAGGCTCAGTACCTTGCAACCAGAATCCTTGAGCAAGCCCGTGAAGACCTAATTGTCAGTTTCAGCACAGCATATGTTGGCATTCAGGTTGACGCTGGCGATGTAGTGACTGTGACCAACTCATCTTACGGCTGGACAAACAAGCCGTTTAGGGTGATGCGTGTCTCTGAAGTATCTTTGCCTGATGGCAACCTTGGCGCATCGTTTGAATTGAACGAATACAACGCACAAGTGTATGACGATCAAGACATCACAAAATATGTTCCTGCGCCTAATTCAGATTTGCCTGACCCGTCCTTCTTTGGTCCTATTCCAACGCCTACAGTGGCCTCTAGCTTTCCTTCTGCGGCTGTCCCTAGCTTTAACGTACAGCCATCTATGGGAACAGCTAGTTTTGCAACGTATGCGGAGATTTGGTATTCGGCTTTTGCAACACCAACTGCAACGCAACGATTCCTTGGCGGCACTACATCATTGCCAAGCAACGGTGTTCCATTTACTGTTGGTCAAACACTACCTACAGTTAATCTGCAAATCCCTGCTGGCAACTGGTATCTGTTTGCTCGTCTGGTCAACCCTATTGCTACCAGCGAGTATTCTCCGGCATCTACAGTTTTTAACTGGAGGCCAACAACCTTCCAATATGTTGAGCGATACATTGCTGTGGCTTACGCTGACAACGCAACAGGCACATCAGGCTTTAGCACAAACCCTCGTAACAAAACATTCTATGGGCTGCTAAACAACCCAACAGCAAACGGTAGCCCAAATCCTTCCGATTACACATGGTACGCAGGTAATTTTGGTACAGATAATTATTTGTTGTTTGCCAACAGAGCAAACCGCAAGTTTAGTTTTGCTGTCGGTAACGCTGGCTTTGCCAATTTAGGTGGTGCGTTTGTGCCATCAGAAACTTCTGTATATGACTCGTCTGTATGGGGCGCATTGGAAGATGACCTTAACTTTATCGACCTTGATCAACGCACAGGACAATTGACCCAATCAGGAACAACAACTATTAGCTCTGCTGATGGCTTGTTAAGCGTTACAAACAACACAAACGGTGCAATGGTTGTGTCATTGGAAAAATTCCTAAACTTTGGCGCTGGCGTTTACTCCAAATCTTTTTCCGCAGCAACTTTGACCGTAGACATTTTTGGTCGTGTGGTTGGCTTTACAGAACAAGATGAATTCTTCTACACTGAATCAGTTTTTGTTGCTACAGCAGGTCAAACATCATTCTCTGTAACTCACGTTGTAGGAAACATTCTTGTCTTTAAGAATGGTTGCTTGTTAGACACATCTTTGTACACAGAGACAACAACAACTGTTGTATTAAACACTGCCTGTGCTGTTGGTGAAATTGTGACTGTTTACAACATGAGGGCAGTTAGCACAAGCCAATACTACGAGGTGCTTGGAACAACAATCGCATCAAGCGGTTCAACCACCATTGTCTATGGCGATGCAACGGATCAAATCATTGAGGCTGGTGACAAATTGTGTTTTGCTGCTTCGCAACCAGACGCTGCATCTACACAGACAACATTTACGGTTCAATCGGTCAACGTGTCTACAAAGACAATTACGTTCACAACCACTATCTCTGGTGCAACAGCAGGTCTTTTTGTGTTTAGACAACGTGCTGCTGGCGCTGCCTACAGGCCGTTTAGCCGATACACATACGATCTAGTCAACGCATCGTCAATTGATCCTTCAGATGTGACTGTGCGTAATGGTTTTGAATCTGTGTATGTTAATGGAACACAATTTAGTGAGATTGATTATGACTTGTCGGGCAATGCGATTACGGGTTTTCCTGCTAACGTGACAGGCAAGATGACGCTTATCATGTACGCAGAGAACAACCTTGGCATCCCTGCTTCTAACGTAACAAACACTGTGGCGTATTCAGTAAACGGCGCATTGACATACCCGTTTACAAGCAATCCTTTGGCGCTTGAAATTTACGCTAACGGTGTGTTGCTTGCCCAAGGCAGTGGATTAGATTACACAGCAAGCACATCAAACTATAATTTGGTAACGGCTTTTAACAACAACTTTACCTTGTTGAATCAGCAAACATTTGCCAGAGATGGCGCAGCATAAGGACATAACATGACCCAAGCCTTTAATTTAGCGCAACTTGCAAACAACCTTGACTCAAGTGGTCGATTGGATGCTACTGATGGTCTTGTAAACGCTGTACCTGTTGCCAATGGCGGCACTGGCGCATCGTCAGTCGCTGCTGCGGTTTCCAATTTGTCAGCATCCATCTATCCTGTTGGTTCTATTTACATCAATGCTGGAGTTACAACAAATCCTGCAACATTGTTGGGTTTTGGAACTTGGACAGCTTTTGGTGCTGGTCGAGTTATGGTGGGTTTGAATGCAGGTGATTCTGCTTTTGACACGCTGCAAGAAACGGGCGGTAGCAAAGATGCAATTGTTGTAAGTCACAACCATAGCGCAACATCTTCTGTTAGCGATCCGGGTCACTCACACCGAATTGATTTTGGTGCTAGTTTTGCAGGAGCCTCATTTGTTCAGCCAACAGTAAACGATATTGGTCAAAACATCAACACAGCCGGGGCTACTACTGGAATTTCTGTTTCTACATCTATTGGTTCTACTGGCTCTAGTGCCACCAACGCTAACTTGCAGCCATACATCACTGTTTGTATGTGGCTACGAACTGCCTAATAAGGCATAATCTCAACAAAACATGACAAGACCCGTAGCCCTGTGAGTACATGGGGAGCGTCACCACCTGAGATCAGGGAATGTTATGGCTGTCTTTAATCGTAATACTTTAGCTCAAGTTTCGGGCTTTGACAATCCAATTCTTGCTGGCGAGTTGGTTTACAACCAGAACACTTATTGGAATTTGACGTTTACAAATTCCAATACAAACTTGCCGATCAATCTTACGGGGGCAACAATCAACGCTCAGATTGTGCGTAGGCAAGTCACCAACATCATTGATACTCGCAACGGGTTGACTTTTGATATTGCTGACTACAACCCAACGCCAACACCAATACCTTTGACGGTTAGCAACATTGTTGCTGCTGCTGGCACTTGCACTTTGGTAATTGACAGTGCGACATGGGGATTGATTACTACTGATGCTCAACTAGAAATCAACGCAACAAACTGTGTTGGTTACTCTGGTCGGGTAAAGGTATCGTTCCCTGCTGCTGGTTCTACGCCAGCGGATGACCAAATCATTTTCTTGTTGTTCCTTGTTCGCTCTGATGGCATCGTTGTTGTATGAGCAAGGGCATCATCGTATCCCCTGCGAATAGGGGCGTCCAAGTCGTTGTAACGGACGAGAACAACGTACAACTGTTGATTGACAACAGCCGAGGTGTAAACCTTGAAGTTGTGCCGCAACCTCGCATTGATGTGCTGGTTGACAAAGGCGTAAGCGGCCCCACTGGACCTACAGGCCCAACCGGACCGACAGGCGCTGCTTCTACGGTTGTAGGCCCAACCGGACCCACTGGTGCTACTGGCCCTACGGGGCCGCAGGGTATCCAAGGCAACATCGGCCCAACAGGACCGCAAGGCATTCAGGGCATTCAAGGCATCCAAGGTATTCAGGGTATTCAAGGCCCGACAGGACCGCAAGGCGCACAAGGCGTTATTGGACCTACGGGTGCAACTGGCGCAGTCGGCCCAACTGGTGTGCAAGGGCCAACTGGACCCACAGGCACTCAAGGTATCCAAGGCCCAACGGGAGCCACTGGACCAACAGGCGCACAAGGCATTCAAGGTCCAACAGGCCCAACAGGTGCAGCCTCTACTGTTCCCGGACCTACTGGCCCAACAGGACCACAAGGCGCAGATGGTCAATCATCTAGTTTTTATCAATATCAAGCTGATACCACTCTAACATCTGGTGTTCCGACTGCTGGAAAATTGTATTGGAACAACGCAACACAGATTTCTGCCACACAGATTACTTTGAGTCATCTTGAGCAGGGCAATATTGATATTGACATTTTCTTGTCTTTTATTAAGACAGGCGATAGTTTTGTTCTGCAAGATCAGAATAACTCAAACAACTATCAGAAGTGGGAAGTCTCAGCAACTCCCACCATTGTTCCAAATAGCTATGTAACTTTGCCAGTTACATTGGTAACGTCTAGCGGCACTGGAACTACAAACTTTGCCAACAACTTAAATTTGCTGGTTGTTATTCAATCGGTAGGTTTGGTTGGTCCTACGGGCGCAACAGGCCCAACTGGTCCTACGGGCGCAGTTTCTACTGTTCCCGGTCCAACTGGTCCTACTGGTGCAACAGGACCACAAGGGGCTACTGGACCTACTGGCCCACAAGGTGCTATCGGTCCTACTGGACCGCAAGGCATACAAGGCGATGTTGGCCCGACAGGTCCACAAGGCATTCAGGGTAATGTAGGACCAACTGGCCCTACTGGACCGCAAGGAATCCAAGGTGATGTTGGCCCTACTGGACCGCAAGGTGTTCAGGGTATACAAGGTGTTGCTGGACCTACTGGTCCTACAGGAGCCACGGGTCTTACCGGCGACACTGGCCCGACAGGCCCTACTGGAGCCACAGGTTTAACTGGACCTACCGGCCCTACTGGAGCCACAGGCTTGACCGGACCCACTGGCCCTACCGGGGACACAGGTTTGACTGGTCCGACAGGACCAACCGGACCCACAGGCCCAAGCATTACCGTTCAGGATGAAGGCTCAACACTGACAACAGCGTTGACCAGCTTGAACTTTACTGGTAATGGTGTTACAGCGACAAACACGGGCGGCGCTGTTACAGTTGCTGTTACTGGCGGTGGTGGTGGTGCTGTCGGATTTGAACAAACATTCCTTTTGATGGGGGCTTGATATGGCAACGGCTTACAAAGTATTGGGTCAATCAAACCCTGCGGCAACAACAAACACAACACTGTACACAGTGCCAGCGTCAACCAGCGCAGTTTGCTCTACGCTGTCCATTGCCAATCTTGGCGTGTCTACCACTTTTCGTGTGGCTGTAAGACCTGCTGGCGCTACGCTTGCTAACCAGCACTACATCGTCTACGACTCGGCCATCAACGCTGGCTCTGCGGTGTTTTTAACGCTTGGTGTATCGCTTGCTACTACGGATGTGGTGACGGTCTATGCGGGGACAGCTAACGTAGCGTTTGGATTGTTTGGCTCTGAGGTGTCGTAATGTCAGTACGCTTTTTAAACAACAACGCCAGCAACAACACTGACGTTGCGGCTAAGACGTTCCCGTCTGTTGCGCCTTGGGTAAGAAACCCAAGCTGGCCTGCTTGTGAGGCCAACAGCGGCGACAACAGAGTGCGTGGTCTTTACGCCGTGTGGCCTGATGGCGGCAACTTTATTGCTATGAACGTGGCAGGCGCGTACACCGTAGATTATGGTGACGGCACAACAACAAGTTACACATCGGGCGCGCAAGCTAACTATGAATACAGTTATTCTGATACCGATTTGGTGGGCACAGAAGCCCCCGTGACGTTTACCGATACTGGCGATCTTGTTACCCGTACAGCCCACGGCTACACAAACGGTATGCAAGTTCAGTTTTTTAACATTACCACGACCACGGGCATCGTCAACGGACAGTTTTATTTTGTCATCAACGCCACCGCAAACACGTTCCAAGTTGCAGCAACATCTGGAGGCTCTGCCCTTGCGTTGACCAATGACGGTACAGGTCAGTTGCTTCCATATAGGATTGCAACAGTAACAATCACACCACAAGCCGGTCAAAACCTAACAAACATTAACTTGTTTGTAAAACACAACCAATCAGGATTGGCTAACGGATATGTTACAGGTTGGTTAGATTTGGCTTATGCGGCGTCAACCATTACAACATTAACATTGGGGGCTTCGTCTACCATAGTTCGCCACAACTATATTGAACGTGTAAGGCTAAATGAGTTAGGGTCAATTACATCTTTTTCCGCTTTATTTAGAAATTTACGCGAATTACAAAACGTAGAAATTGCCAGCACAATTACAACTGTATTAAACATGAGCAGTATGTTTAACAATTGCTCTAGTTTGCAAACAGTGCCGTTATTTAACACTGCTGCCGTGACAAACATGGACCAGATGTTTGAGAATAATCCTAGCTTACAGACAGTACCGCTGTTTAACACTGCTGCTGTAACGAGCATGAACCAGATGTTTAACGGTTGCCGTGGCCTACAAACAGTACCTTTATTTAACACCGCAGCCGTTAATAACATGAGTAATATGTTTACTCTTTGCGTATCTTTAAATGCCGTACCAATGTTAAATACAGCAGCGGTAACGAACATGAGCAGTATGTTTAACAGTTGCTCCAGTTTGCAAACAGTACCTTTATTTAACACTGTTGCTGTAACAGATATGAGCAATATGTTTGCTGGTTGTTCGAGCCTTCAAGCTGTCCCGTTATTTAACACCTCCGCTGTGACAAATATAGTTGCCATGTTCAACGGTTGCAACGCCCTTCAGACAGTACCGCTGTTTAACACTGCTGCCGTGACAAGCATGTCTGGTATGTTTCAAAATTGTTTTAATTTAAAAACAGTGCCTTTGTTTAATACTTCTGTTGTTACAGACATGAGTACCATGTTCAACGGTTGCAACGCCCTTCAGACAGTACCGCTGTTTAACACTGCTGCCGTGACAAATATGAGTAATATGTTTAATAGTTGCAACAGTCTTGCCGCAGTTCCAGCTTTAACAACAACAGCGGTTACATCGTCAGGAAGCTTTGCAAGCATGTTTAACATCTGCAACAGCTTGGCAAGAATTGAAGCAAAAGACTTTAGATTCACGTTTAGCGTTGCAAGCTGCAAACTGTCAGCTACTGCGTTGAATGAGATTTACACTAACCTGCCCGTGGCAGTCGGACAGACCATTACAGTCACTGGAAACTACGGCGCAGCAACAGACGACCCAACTATTGCAACGCTTAAAGGCTGGACAGTAACAGGATAAAAACATGGACGACACATCAGGCTTTTACAAACTCGATGGTGATTTGCTGTTTGGCCCAAACTTTGTGTTGAACGCCAAATACGAACTGCGCCGCGAAACAAAAGATCAGTACACCTACCCAACAGACGGGTGGAGTTGGTTTGACACGGACGCAGAAGCCAGAGTTTTCTTTGGCTTGCCGCCATTGGAAGCAGAATGAAAATAGCTGTCTACGCCATCAGCAAAAATGAAGCGCATTTCGTCAAACGATTCTGTGCTTCAGCTAAAGATGCTGACCTGATTGTCATTGCTGACACAGGCTCAACTGACGACACGATTCAGTTGGCGATGAACGCTGGCGCTAGAGTCTTTGAGATATGCGTAAAGCCTTGGCGGTTTGACAAAGCCAGAGATGCTGCCCTTGCCTTGCTGCCACCTGACATCGACATCTGCATCTCGCTAGACCTAGACGAAGTTCTAGAACCGGGATGGCGCAAAGAGATTGAACGTGTGTGGGCAACCGACACAACTCGTCTGCGCTACAAGTTTGATTGGAGCAACGGGGTCGTGTTCTACAGCGAGAAGATTCACCATCGCTACGGCTACCACTGGCATCATCCAATCCATGAGTACATTCGGGCCGACAACAGAATCCCCGAGGTGTACGCACATACAGATATGCTGCTTGTCAGTCACCATCCTGATGAAACAAAGTCACGCAGCCAGTACCTGCCATTGCTTGAGTTGGCGGTCAAAGAAGACCCGTATTGCCACCGAAATGCCTTCTACTACGCCAGAGAGCTGACGTTTTACGCTCAGTGGAGAGAAGCCATCCCTGCGCTTAAGAAGTACCTGACAATGCCGCAAGCAAGTTGGAGCCATGAGCGTTGCTATGCCATGAGGCTGTTGGGCAAGTCACACGAAAGCCTAGGCGAGATCAAAGAGGCTGAGAAGTGGTATCAGGGCGCTTGCCTTGAAGAACCTAACACCCGTGAACCTTGGGTAGATTACGCCATGTTCTGCTACAACACCCATGATTGGGAAACTTGTTATTTTGCAGCAAA